TGCTAATTGTGACGGCTTCATTACGCAACCTCATTGAGCCTAGATAATTCTAGCTTACAGTCTTCAATTTCTTGTGCCACTGAAGCATACGTCTTGTCACGCCCAAAGGCTCGATTTGGGTCGCTCCACTCAGTCTCTTGTAGTTCATCCTCCAAATCTTCAAGTCGGCGTTCGGCATCAAAAATCAGGTCAAATTCGATATCGATACCTTCATCGGTCACGCTAAGAAACTCTATATGACCTGAGATCGTGTCGTGCTGGCTTATTTCAATTTCATCGCCATTGCCGCTATTCAACATATCTTCTAGCTCAGTCGCCCAGGAAGATAACATTTCTTTTGATCGACGCGAACCAATCAAATCATCTTCTAGCCATCCGTCAAATACACTAGGCTTACATTGAGATTTAAGTTGATCAACAATTTGCTGCATTCCGATTTCGTTGATTGTGTGCTTTTTCATGCTATCTCTCCTTTTTTAGTTGGCTTCGTGGTGATTACTCATTATGCGTCGATTTTGTTAGGCCATGCATTTTCGCAAGGGACTTAAAATCCGTCAAACCTTTAAGTGCTATTATTTTTGGTGTGACTCTTTCTAGCGTAATCGAAAACCAATTGTCGGAGGTAGCTTTGAACCATTGCCAATATTGTTGATCTGCAAAATACTCGCTATTTGCGTGACAATTTTTGCAAAGCAGGTGCAAATTTTCAACGCTATCATTACCACCATGAGCTTTTGCTAATATGTGTGCTCTGTCTAAAATGACGGTATCTAAAGAACTGCACGCAAAACATTGATCAATATATATGTCATCTAGCTTGTCATTCCAATAATTAAATATCTGTTGTTTTGATGGCATCTTTCTTACTTGGGTCATGCTATCTCTTCTTTTTGTGAAGGTTTCATATTGCTTTCCTATGCCCCCCGTAGGGGGCTAGTTATATTAATCCGCGTCTGGATACCTGCGCTTCATTTCCGCTTCCAGTTCTGCTAACTCTTTTTCTACTTCATGCTTATCCTCTTCTGTGTAACCTTTTACGCCTTGATCTATTTTCCACAAAAGATTGATGCAGTTTTGTATCGTGTGAGCGATGGTGATGTCGTATTCGTCGTTGAAATCAAACATGGTCTGTATCTCCTGTGGTTTTTGTCTTTTTGTTTAACTTGGGTACATTATAATACCTTATTTACTGTAAAACAACACTATTTAAGTAAATAAAGTATAAAAAGACAAAATAAAATATTTACTCCAATTAAAGACGAGGTTTAACTGGAGTAAAAGTTTTGGAATATTCTATGGCTGTTTTGGAATATTCCAATTTGGTCCAGTTTAATGTGGTATTTAATCCGATTGTTTTTTTCAACAAAACGTGGCACGAACTTACAAAAGTGTGGTTAAATATGCACAGAATAGGGTATTTGTCTCCTTGCCCGTTCTATCCTCCATTATTCGGCTGCTGCAAAGCGGCCTTTTTTTTATCACATTCGCCGGGACTTCCGAGTACCCCAGGCTGGTGAATTTATGGCTCGACCAACGAAAATGACCCCTGCGGTTATCTCAAAACTTGATCACGCATTCGCTATGGGCTGCAGCGATCTAGAGGCGTGTATGTACGCCGACATCAGCCAGGCAACGCTGTATCGGTATCAAGAAGATAATGTGAAGTTTAGAGAGCGAAAAGAGGTACTTAAGAGCAATCCCATAATGATGGCGCGCTCCGTTCTTATTGATGCGCTGCGAGATGGCGATGTAAACACTGCACATAAGATGATCGACAGAAAAGAGGGCAGTAAGGTCAGTATGGATCATTCGACATCTGACGGCTCTATGCGCCCATCCGTCATACAGCTAATGCCTGTAAAGCCCGATGACAACAGCGACGATTAATCTCCCAGAGAAACTGGTCGATGTGTTCGACGGTGACGCTCGATACCGGGGTGCATACGGTGGCCGGGGTAGTGGCAAGACAAGAACATTTGCGCTGATGACAGCGATCAAAGGCTATCAGGCGGGAATGTCAGGGCAGACTGGGCAGATACTATGCGCAAGGGAGCACTTGAATAGTCTTGATGAATCGAGTTTAGAAGAGGTCAAGTCAGCCATTAGCTCTGTTGATTTCTTGTCTGAGTATTATGAGGTTGGTGAGAAATACGTCAGGTCCAGAGATGGCAATATCAATTATGTGTTTGCTGGGTTACGCCGCAATCTTGATTCAATTAAGTCAAAAGCGCGGATCATTATAGCCTGGGTAGATGAAGCAGAGCCGGTCAGTGAAGAGGCTTGGCGCAAACTAATCCCAACGGTGCGCGAGCAAAAGAGTGAGATTTGGGTTACGTGGAACCCGGAAAGCACGCGGTCAGCAACGCACAAAAGATTCAGAGACACGCCGCCAGATGACGGTAAGTTCGTAGAGCTCAATTGGCGCGACAATCCGTGGTTTCCCGATGTATTGGAGCTAGAGCGAAGGGCTGATAAGAAGGTCCGTCCCGATGTTTACGAGCACATTTGGGAAGGAGCATTTCTGCAGGCGCATGAGGGCGCTTATTACTCGCATCTAATTGATGCAGCGCGCAGAGAAGGGCGTATGGGCAATGTCCACGAAGACCCGCTGATGGAGACTAGAGCGTACTTCGACATCGGAGGGACGGGCGCCAAGTCGGATGCTACAAGCATTTGGACTGTGCAGTTTTACAAAAGCGAGATCAGGGTGCTGGGGTACTACGAAGCGGTAGGCCAGCCATTAGCAACTCATGTCGCCTGGTTGCGCGATCAGGCGCAAGAGATCAAAACTGTTGTACTGCCGCACGACGGACGCACGCACGACAAAGTGTACTCGGTGAGCTACGAGTCTGCGCTCAGAGATGCTGGATACAACGTCATTGTTGTACCGAATCAGGGGGTTGGGGCTGCGGGTCATCGAGTTGAAGCGGTGCGCAGAGTATTGCCGTCTTGCCATTTTAACGAGCCTGGCTGCGCTGCAGGCATTGAGGCGTTGGCGTGGTATCACGAAAAGCGTGACGAGAGCAGAAACATAGGTCTTGGACCTAACCACGATTGGTCATCTCACGCGGCAGATGCATTTGGAATGATGGCGGTGGTTTATGAGCCACCCAGCACAAGCTGGGGCAAGCCGTTGAGAGTTAACTTACAGGGTATTGTATGAGCAGCAGAATTAAAGGGATTATCGACGCTGTTTCTGACCTTGCTATGGATTACTCTGCTCGGATGGCAAGAGCCAAAGAGCAGGGATTTGATTTCGCTGATAGCAGTTCGCGTGATGGGATTGACTATGCTTCTAAGGCAATGCGCGATGGTGACCCGCAAGCGCAGGCATTTAGTCAGTACCTGTCCGATAACAATATCCCCTACAAGCCGCACGTTGCTAGAACGGGAAGCACCTACATTGATGTACTTGGTGACCCCTACAAGCTGCGCGATGGCGGTTACTCGCAAAGCCCACTGCAATACAGATTTGCCGACCATTCTAAGGGAAAGTTCGGTCAGGACTCGTATCTAGGTACGAAACACATAGACAGCACGATGGAGGCTGATGTATTCCCTAGTGGCAATACGCTAGAGCAGGCTATAGCAAAGCTAGAGGATACGCCCGGTGTGAGGTCGCGTGATGCGGCATTCGATCCAGCGAGGCGATTTGATAAAAACTACTTGGCAAGTGTAACGGGTGCAGGTTTATTAGGCGGCTCAATGTTTGCGTCAGAAGATGCAGACGCTGGAATACTCAAAGGAATTATTGACGCTGTTCCTGACCTTGCTAGGGACCATCAGTCTCGTATGGCTAGGGCTAATGACATTGACATCGACACTAGGGCGCAAAAGTATCACGGAACAGGAAATTTAGAGGGGTTTGAACAATTTGACCCTTTGATGACAGGTAAAGGAGCAGACCAATACGGGCCTGGCTTTTACCTATCAACATCACCGCATCAAGCTAGTGGCTTTGCTGACGGGATGTTTAGAGGTAGAGGCTTACCTGCGCCAGATTCCCCTGGTGTTTTGCCGCTGTATTCACGAACAAATAATTTGATGGAGGTTGATGGAAGGTCAGCTAATCATTTAGGTGATGTGTTAAACCTAAAAGAAAGCCAAGTTAGAGGAATGTTAGATCAATCTAGCGCGTTAAAGCGGTCAGTTGATAACGAAGACATGAATCCTTTAGGCGATTATTACGAGTCGTTTTGGAGCGAGGGTGCAGACGATTGGATGCTTGATGACCTTGCAGCACAGTACGCAGGCCGCAATCCAGAAGAGCTTACAGATTTGTTTGCTGACAATGGAGAGTTTCTGACTGCATTAAGTGATGCGACAGGGTTTGACGGGTTAAATGTTAAGTTTAGTGATGACCTTGCAAATGAAATTCATTGGAAGCCAGAAAACATAAGATCGACTAGCGCGCAGTTTGATCCCGCAA